AAGATTGTTTATATTTTAAATATTCAATAACAATAAACGATTTATTATTTTTAGTTAAACAATATCTGTAACCAATATTATCATAATATTTAATTAAATTTATGTGTTTATCTGAAATTTTATATGAAACTTTAATCCTATTCATATCCATTTTATTTTGTTTTACATTTGATACTTCAATGCCAAACTCCCTCAATAAACTTACGCATTGATTCATAAAATAAACTAATGATTCTAAAAACTTAGGATTTATTTGTTGAGAAGTTTCACCACAAACGAAATTATATCCTTTATCAATTTTATTCCATCTAATTTTACATCCATCCCCTCCTTGAAATCCACTCAAGAATTCTCTTTTAATTAATTTATTTCCATTCATAATCCATAATGGTATTTGTTTTCTAATGTTTTCTGTTTTTTTACCATAACTCATACCAATCGCTAATAATATAGAGGGTAAAATGCCATTATGAGTTACAGCATAAGTGCTATGAGTTATTTCATTGAATTTTCTAGACGAATAGTTATATTTACATTTATTAAAACCACACAATTCGACATCATTCTCAAATGATTTTACGTCATCTTCACTTCCAAAATCAAAACTACATGCGGTAAATTTATTATCATTTCTTTCATAAATATTAATTGACCCATCCGCAAGAAGGAACCCAAATATTCTCGCTAAAATTGGCAATTTATAATTAGTGTTGTAAAGTGGAAGCAATCCTTTATTTTTTAATTCATCGACATATTTTTGGATTAACTTTTCTCTAAAATTTTGCTTAGTGAAGAACTCTATAAAAGCTTCTTCAGATAATATTACATTACTTGTATCAACATCATTTGTAAGAGAGTTTTGGTGAGGCAAAATACCAATTTTTGTTTCATTAATTGACATATTTTTTACTTCACGCCAACCTTCAGTTGTCATAAACTTATGGTCTTCTGTAGCGATTATTTCTCTTCCACTTAATGTTGTAATTTTATAGACTTTTTTATCAGTTTCTCTTACATATTGATTAATAACTTTTGTATAATTTGTTTCTAATGTTTCAGGATTAAAACAAACGACTTCATCTCCAATTTTGACATCTTTAATGGGAATTTTACTTCCATTACTTAATAAAACACTTTCATTTGGGTCTAAACATTGATACGTGTTCCTCGGGGATTGGTTGTGTTCGGGGAACGGAATACAAGACGCTAAAATACCAAACATTGTGCTAGGATGAATTTCACAATGAGTGTATTTATATATGTTGTCAGACTTAGCAATAATCTCTTTCGGTTTCGTTGCTATTAAAGACCAACTTTGTTCTTCAGGGTCAATGTATTCTATAACAGATTCATTAATAACACTGCTAGTTAATAAGTTATCCCAATTTAAATCTCCTTTATTTAATTTATTAATAATATTATTTGTAACTAAAATATTTTTATCTTTGACTCTTAATACAGGACGGGTTAATCTACCGCTGTCATTACAAACTCTAATCTCTTTCATTTTATAATCAAAGATTATTGAAGTGTAAATATTAATTATACCCTTATATTTTTTATCTTTCAACATCATAAATAATTCTTGAGGGGTTTCAGTAATGCCAACCCACACACCATTAATAAATACCTTTACTTTATCATACATATAAACAGTTGTCAAACTTTCGTCTTCGATGCGAGTAATACTAGGCATTATGTATTCATGTAGCGACAATGAATTAGAATGAATTGTTAGGTGTGTCATATAGCTCAAATTTTTAACAATACCAACTGATTGACCTTCTGGGGTCTCAGCAGGACATAAAAATCCCCACGATGTATTATGTAGTTTGCGAGGAGGGATTAATTTACCACTTTTATCTGTTGGTGTTGAAATTCTTCTTGCGTGACTTAAACTAGAAACATAATTCAGTCTGTTTAAGACCTGAGCAACACCAACTTTGTTTGAATTTGTATGTTTAATGCCAAAATCGCCAGTAGATAAAGCCCTCTTAATTCCATTTTCAATCGTAGTAGATTTTACAATTTTGTAAATATTTGTTAAATTAATAATGTTTTCATAATCATCGGTTGATTTCCATGAACCGTTATTTATTTCACGAATAATTTGTTTTTCCATATCCTTCACAACTTTATTAAAATAATTTCTAAAGAGATTGTTCAATAGTGTTCCTGTTAAATCAACCCGTTTATTAACATACGAGTCACGGTCATCCTGTTTAATAATTTCAAGCGACGCAAGAATTAGTTTATTCGTCATATACCCAAGCAAATATATTTTTTGGGTAATGTTATGACAATGTGGAAATAAATCATTACTTAAAATATCCAATGTGAAATCGTATTTCTTTTTAATTCCTGTTTCCTTATCCATATTAATAGGAGTGTACATAGCAAAACTAGTAATATATTTAATACATTCTTCTTGAGTAAGATGTTTATTGGCTTCAATAATTGATGCCTGTAAAGCGTCTAGCATTTTTTTATTTTTATCGTCATCCAAATTTAATAATATTTTTGAACAAATGTCTTTATCTGATATAACTCCTAATGCTCTGAAAACAATAAATAATGGTATAGGTTGCTTAATGCGTGGCAACTGTATGCTAATAGCGTTTCCAAACCCGTTGTTTTTGGAGCTAATCATCATATTTACTTGTTTTGGTGAAATGCACTTGAAATCAGGGACAGATTTTAATTCAGCTAACCAAGTATATTTTGTATTATTTTTGCTTACATTAAAACAATATACCTTGTTTTCAGCAGCACGTTCTTGCCCTAATACAGTTTTTTCAGACCCGTTAATAATAAAATATCCTCCTGAATCATATTTACATTCGCCAGTTTGTGTATTTTCAAAATGTTTATATTGACTTAACACACAAATATTAGACTTTAACATAATTGGTAACTTTCCAATGTGAACCTTTGGAATATTCTTGTAGAAAGTCTGAACATTTTCTAAGTTTGGTCCATTTCGGATAGTATATCTAATATTAAGGTCAATTGTCGTGCATGAAGCATATGTGAAGTTTCTAAGTCTAGCTTCTTGAGGAAACATCAACTTTATAGCTCCATTATTTTCATGAATTTGCGGTCTATAGATATGGAAATTTTCAAACGTAATATCTATTTCTAATGAATGTTTTTTGGAAACAGGGTCGTAATCCTGTTCTGAAGCAATATGAAGAGGATTAAACATTTCTATTGTTTTAATAATTTGGTATCCAACAAAATTATTATACGATTCTATTTGATGTCTAACAAATCGTTCAAGATGATGTCCTTGAAAATACGAACCAATGATATCCCAAGGGGTTTCAATGTATTGTTCATTCTCGATATCAAACATTTCATTATCGGTATTGCTAGAAGACATTGTATGAGCTGTATTTGTATTTGACATCATAGATACGGTTATTTTATATTTCAATTTATTTTTAAATTGTTTTAATAATATTAATTTATTTGTTATCATAATATTTTGGCATTAATATTATTTGATTCACATAAAAAGATATAAATAACTTTTTATAATAATTATAGAAAATGCCAAATAAAAATAGAAAATACATAAATAATCCTGTTAGAATAAATACTTACAATAAGTTTTTATCTACATTAGATAATACAATACCAATCAATATAACACATGATTTTAATAAACCGCCTGAAAATACTACGACTATTACTAATAATAGTGATAATAATGAATATGAAACCAAAAAGGTAATTGATGATTTTATTGAAAAATTGAATAAAATGTTTAACGACGCATTGTTGACATCGAACAATTTTACAGGACAAACATATAATGATAATATTACAGCAAAACTTGAAGTTAATGACCAAAATATGTATGAAGATGATTTTGTTTTAAAACCATTGCCAAGAAATAGAAAAAATAAACAACCTGAAATTAAAGAACCAGAACCTATTATTGTTAATATTGAGGCTGAAATAAACAACATTTCTGATATTTTAGCGCTTGTAGAAAAGTATAAAATAGAACCTGGTGTCAAATATAATATAAATATGAAAATATTACACGATATTAAAGAACCATTAGACGATTTAAATAATATGATAGGCATGAAACAACTTAAAAATAATATTGTTGACCAAATTCTTTATTTTGCTCAAGAGCTTCATAAAAATAAAAATAAATCAGGAGATTTCATGCATACAGTTATTTATGGACCTCCTGGAACAGGTAAAACTGAAATTGCCAAAATAATGGGGAAAATTTACAGCAAACTTGGGGTGTTAAGCAAAGGAACATTTAAAAAAGTTACACGTAGTGATTTAATTGCTGGTTATCTTGGTCAAACCGCATTAAAAACACAAGATGTCATTAAAGAAGCTCTCGGTGGTGTTCTTTTTATTGATGAGGCTTATGCTTTAGGAAACTCTGGAAAAAGCGATAGTTTTTCAAAAGAATGTATTGATACACTATGTGAAGCACTAAGTGACAATAAAGAAAATTTAATGGTTATTGTAGCTGGTTATGAAACTGAACTTAAAAATTGTTTTTTTAATTATAACCAAGGGTTAGATTCTAGGTTTACATGGAGATTTAAAACGGATGAATATGAAGGAGAAGACCTATATAACATATTTATGAAAAAAATTAAGGATATTGGATGGGAATGCGATACTAATGAAAAATCTAAAATAACCATTGATTGGTTTAAAAAAAACAAAGATTATTTTAAGTTTTTTGGTAGAGATATCGAAACCCTAATAGCTAAGACAAAAATAGCACATAGTAGGCGAGTTTTTTGTATGAGTGAAAGTGAAAAGAAAAAAATTTCAAATAAAGATTTAGAGAAGGGATTTGAAATTTATCTTAAAAATGAAGATGTCAAAAATAGGAAAGATGAGGAATACTTGAAAAGACAAATATATAGTTCATTATATTGTTAATGTGTAATTATCAATTATTTATTTTTATTTGATATTATAATAAATGTCAAATAAAACTATATCGATAAACCCTTCATTATTTAGTATTGGAGGGGCTTCAAAAAGTAGAAAAAATAGAGATAAAAATAACAAACCACATGTAGCACCGTTAATATCTCCAAACTTATTAAAAAACAAGCTTTTAAAAAGAATTAAAGAACATAAAATGAGAGAAACTGAAAATTTAGAAAATAATAAAAAAAAACTACCACCAGTTAAGAGTGAGATTTTAAATACTAATACTCCTAACGATACATTAACCTATACAGATGAGTTCAATGATACAATTAGTTATTTACAGACACTTTCTAAACAGAAAAAAATTAATGACGAAAAAGAAAAATATCAGCTTAACAAAGAGAAAAAACTCGCAGAGTTAGAGAGAATGACAGTTAAAAATTATAAGTCCATCATGGGTGATAATAATGGTTCACCATATGTTAATATAGATTTACCTGAAGAGTTACAACAACCTTTGCTTACGGTAAATACTGAATTATTAAATAGAGGTGATTACAATCAACCAATTACATTGCTAAATCGCAAACCAGAACAGGTGCCATATGGTATTTTGAAAGGTGGCACAAAACCTACCTATAGAGATTGGAATAGAAGTCAAAAAAATTTAGTAGTAACCAATCCAGAATCGTCATTAATCATCCAAGGCGGCATGAATAAACAAACAATAGAAAGAGAAAATAGGCTGAATGCTTTAAGGGAAAAATTAAAAAATAAACAGATACAAGACGAAATTAATGGAACACAAGAAAAAATGAATGATTTGATGCTTACACAAAACTTGATTCAACCACGCATACAAGAGAATGAAAAAATACATATGTCACGAGTGGTTTATCAACCAGAAACTCACACATCACAACAACCTCAACCAAATAATAATCCTAACTCTAATGCTAACTCTAATGCTTTACCTTTACAAAATGTTGAGCCTACTAAGACAAAAATTATAACTAAAAGAACAATTAAAAGAAAATATACACTTGGAAAATCGCAGATTAAGAAATCTGTTGCGGTTTTATTGAAAGACCGTGGAACGCGTAAAAGAGTGTTGATGGCACAAAGAGACCTAAAAAGAAAATCAATTAATGATGTAAAGGCGTATTTAAGAGAACATAACTTAATTAAAATAGGTAGTAATGCGCCAAATGATGTTATCCGAAAACTATATGAATCTACTATGTTAGCTGGTGAAATCACAAATAAAAATACGGATATTTTATTACACAATTTAACGAAACAAGATACAGAAGGTTAAATAATGTAAAATATATTATATTTTATTACTTTAATATGGAAACTACTAAGAATGAAATGTCACCTTATGCGAAAGATTTTTTTTTAAGACTTAAGAATTATTTAGATACAACAATATACTATTATGGCAGCATACAACGTGATGATTTTTTCCCAAATTCAAGTGATATCGATACAGATATATTTACTGACAATGAATCCAGCACAATTACAAAACTACATACTTTTCTAGGAATTCAACGTCACGAATTTAAAAAATTTGTTTATAGATTACATAAATCAAACCGAGTTGTTTATGGGACTAAGGTTAAATATGATGAACCTATTAATAATTTTTCTACAGAAATATCGATTTATAATGAAAAATATAAAAATGATGTTTTATTAGAACATAATTCTAAATCCACATTGCCTTTTTATATATCATTTTTATTGATAATTTTGAAGAATCTGTATTATAATTTAAATATTTTACCCAAAGAACTATATTTTTATTTTAAAAAATTTTTAATGAATTATATGGTTGAGGGTCAAGATGTTGAATTTATCGCAGTAGAAGTGCCATACCATACTGAATAACATATTTATTAAATTAAATTAAAGGTTTTTACATATAATGTATAGTATGGCACTTATCAAAGAATATTTCGATTTGACAAAACGATACCAAGATGAATATGGAGAAAATACTATTCTTTTAATGCAAGTGGGTGCTTTTTTTGAAGTATATGGTATTTATAATGAAAATACTCAAATTGTGTCTGGAAGCAAAATTTTAGATTTTTCTCAAATATGCGAATTAAATGTTGTTGATAAAAATACATGTGTTGGAAAGGAAAATGTAATGATGGCTGGATTTAAAGATATAATGATTGAAAAATATATTAAAAAAATA